ACTGGCTACCTCTGTAACCTAACAAGATCAAGTTTTCAGTCATGTATGGGTTTTTATAAACCTTGTAACGACCATTAACTGAACCAACTTTCTGTACTCCGAAAGCATATTCCATTTGATCAGCTTCACCGTTGTTAGTAGAAGCGAATCCAGGGATAGATTCAAGAATAGTAGCGATTGTTGGAGAAGTTACTAAGAAGTTAGCGCCTCCACGAAGAGTTAACTGGTGGATTTTGTTGCTTAACTTCTGAATCTTAGTTCCTAAAGTTTGGAACCACTGACCTTGAGTGTTGTAGAAACCAGAAGCATTAGTTACTAAAGTAGTTCCGTTGTAGATCTGGTTGTTAATAGCTGACCAGTATTCAGTACCAGCGGCAGCATCTTCAATCAACATATCAAGAATTTCGAGGTCAATTTCCATAGAAATGTACTCGCTCATGATGTTGGTTAATTCAGCTTCAGCATCGATGTTTTGGTAAGCAGCTAAGTCTTGAGCAAATTCAGGAGTCCATACAGCTTTCAATTTCTTGGTTTTAGCTGTGATAGGCTGTGACTGCATTCTAACGTTGATTTCAGGGATAACGATTTGAGTAGCAGAAGCAGCGTTAGGTACTGAGAAAGCACCATCGGCTTCGAAATCACCACGACCTGAGAATAAACCTGAACCACCGTTGTTACCTGAAGTTACATCAAGACCATCTCTTGAAGTTGACTTCTGATAGAATACTGTGAAAGAACCAGAACAAGTAGCGGTAGCAGAAGCAGTATAGAACAAGCTAATGCTGTTAGCGCTGTAGTTGTAGGTAGTGAACTGAGGTAATAAGTTAGCAGGAGCAAAAGCAGTACCGAAACCAGCTGTGCTACCTGAACCTACGAAACCACGAACTGCATCTTGATCAAAGCTAGGTAAAGTTGAGTTAGAAGCAGTGATAGTTATTTTGTAGATTTGGTTAGCAATAACTGAAGATGAGTAATCAGAATCGAAATTCAATTCAGCCCAAGAAGCTGTAACTACAGTAGCGTTACCAGCAGTAACTGTAGGTAAAGTACCACCACCAAGTGAACCAGTTGCTGTGAATGAAGCAGAGAATTGGTTAGTTGAGTAGGTGAAACGACCTTCAGGACCACCATAAAGACCACCTTCGGCAGCAGGAGTAGAGAATGGGAACTGAGAAGCAGTGTTTCTGTTACCATAGATTGAAGAACCTGCAGTGTAAGGAGTCTTGTTGTTTCCATATTGGAAATCTAAGAAGAACACGAGACCTGAAGGCATGTTCATAGGCTGAACTGAAACGAATTCTTTAGCTACGATAGTTCCGAATACCTTACGAACTAAAGGCAAAGCAATACCAGCCCAGTTTTCACCTTGACCACCTGATGTAAAATAAGAGTTAGAAGAGATAGTATTAGTTTCAGTTACTAACTGTTTAGCTTGGTTTTCTAACAAGATAGACATGTTATTTTTGTTAACTTCATCTAAACCTTCTAACAATCCAGTTCTTGACCATTTACCGGCCAATTTAGCAGCATCGCTCTGGAGTGACTTCCATGAGCCAGCTGCGCTTTCGAGTAATTGTTGTACTTGTGACATTTTGTTTAGTTTTTTTAATTGTTTGTTTTTTGTTTTGTTTTTACTTAATTCCAGCCAATTTCTGCCAACGGGCAAATTGGTCGTTTACTTCCATGATTGGTTTTCTTTCTTTAACTACACCAGCAGGTTTAGAAGCAGATCCTCTTAACAATGATTCATTAACAGGAGCTTTCTTTTCATTAAATCCTTCTGAAAGGGTTTCATAAACAAGTTTTGCTTCTTTAACACTAGTGGCTTTATCAAAGCTAGCCAATACTTTTACTTTTTGACTTTCAGTCAAGTTTTTGGTTCTGAAGATTTTGTTGGTGTAAAGAAGTTTAGCGTTAAACAAGTTAACTTCATTCAATTCAGATTTGATGGTTGCTAATGCAGAATAAGCCTCGTCTAACTCTTTCTTCATTTCTTCCATTTTCTTCTTTGTTTCTTTTTCCTTGTCTGCTTTGTCTTTCTTGATTTCATACATTAATTCATCAAGATTAACATCTTCTTCATCACTAACTTTAATTTCTTTACCTGTGTCTTCGCCTGCATCTTCAGCACCTTCACCGGCTTCTAATTCACCAGCGGATACCATGTCGGCGATTACGTCTTCGATGAAAGATTTAAGATCATCTTCTGACATGTTTTCAAGATCGATTTCTTCATCATCGGAAACAGTTACATCCTCTTCTTCAGCTACGTTACCGTGGGCTGTAGGGGTGTCAGGGTCATTAATTGTTCCTAAAGCTTCTTCAACTTCTTCTTCTAATGATTTTTTCTTCTTGTCTTCTTTTTTAGCTTCGTCCATGGTTTCGGTTTCATACATTTCATCCTCATCCATAGATTCAAGCTCTCTTAAAAGTTCGTCAAGATCAACTTCATCCATTTTTTCAGCTTCTTTCATTTCTTCAGCTTCATCCATTGTATCAGCTTCGTCCATGTAATCAGCTTCGTCCATGCTGTAAGTTTCCTCAACTTCCTTCTTTTTCATTTCGTCCATCTCTTCAGCTTCATCCATTGCATCCATTTCTGCTAACTTTGCAGATAGCATTTCTTTCATACGTGGAGCGAAAGCTTCTTCAAGAGCGGCCTTTGCATTGGCGATGGCTGTTTCCTTAACAGCTTTAGCATCGGCAATGGCTTCTTTAAGTAAGTCTCTGTTTGCCATTTTGTTTGTTTTTTGTCCTCAAATAATTTTTGTTGGAAGTACGCTTATTGATGACTGACGAAGGTCGAAGCGTAATAGAATATTTTCAATAAATGCGATATAGAGATCGCATATTCAAATATACATATATGGAAATTTCTAAAGGTCGCAAAATGAAACCCTCCTTTTTAGGGGAGGGTCGGTCCAGGGATACTATCCAAGGAGGGGGTTAAAATATTGGACAAGATCCATTTGCACAAAGGATCTCAGTTAGTAAAGAATTTACTTTACCATATTTGTATGCTTGAACTTCTTTACCTTCTTTAACCAATGTCATATATGAACCTGGATTTGAAGGGGTTGATACGAAGTCCCAACATAATAATTCAAAATCGTCTTGTACCTCTAATGTTTCTCCAATTTGTTTTAGAGAACCCATTCCTCTAGAGGATACACCTACTGTAACTCCATTATCAATAAGGGCTTTTAAGATGTTACCTGATACTGTAGGTAAAATTTCTATTTTACCCATTACCTTATCACCATCCCACCAGCATTTTCTGATGATGTGAGAAACATTTTTTAAAGAGATAATTGAGGAATCAGGGTGATCTAGCTCACCTGTTGAAGTATTACTATCAATCATTTGTTGATACTTGTCAATTTCTCTTTCCCATAACTCTTTTGGATAATATCTACCATTACCATTTTTTACCTCGGCTGTAGCAAGTATTCCTTCAACTAAAGGATTGCCTGAAGGTGCTTTGAATCCCTCGTGTAATTGTTCACGTGAGACTGTAAATGGTATGGTTTCAATTAATACTTGTTTCATTTTTATAATTCAATTCCGTTTTCAAAAGAAATAACAGTAGTATCGGCATCATACCAATCAGATACTTCATATGAACCGTCAGGCAATTCATTTACATGCTGTACTACTCCTTCTTCTTCAGATGTAGAAGAAGCTAATTTTTTAGCATCAGAAAAATCCATCCCGTCTTTTCCTTCACGTGAGGATTTACCTCTAGAATACATTTCAGGAGAACGATCAAATTCATCTTCGGCATATTCATTTAATTCTTCTTTAATAATTGAATTAATTAAAGAGCGTAATTGAGATTCTTTAACTGGTTTAGGCATATCACCGTATCCTGAAGATTTGTATTTGCCTTTTGGTGCTTTTGGCTCACCTAATCCTGGTGCTTCTTTAGTGTATCCGATTCCTTTAACACCGAAAGATGTTTCTGTGTGATAGTAGTTAATATCTTTATCCATGTTTTTTAAAACAATAGCTTTTAATTCATCAACTGTTTTATCAGCATTTTTAGGATCTTTCATTTCGGTGTAGTAACCTAATAAAAATGATTGACCATAAACATTATCTATGTTTTTAGGATCTTTATTATCAAAGTTGCTTTCTAAGGCTTTAGCTACATCTTTATCAATTTTTTCAAATGTGTTTTGGTCACCGTATTCTTTTTTATCTTTAACACCAACTGCTTCTTTCAAGTTTTCGTTGAAAATTTTAAACCAATCTGGTTTGTTTGGGTTTTGGGTAGCTATTCCTCCTACACCCTCAGATAAAACACTTTTACCTTTCAAAATATGAACTGCTGTTTTGTAGTCAGTTAAAGGAGAAATGTATTCAGGAAATACACGACGAGCGCTTTTC